CCCATCTCCCTTACGCGTTCTATCTCAGTCACGACAGCGTCGTACTCTTCTTCCAGTGAAAGTCTATATCCTTCAGGCCTTTCGGCCATCCGCAATACTCCTTCCTCGACTGGCCTCGTACGTTCTGGAAGCGCGGTAAGCGCCCGACGTATCTTCTTGTCCTTGCGACATGCCGCCTGTTGACCAGGGGAGAGGCTCGAAAGCTTTTTATCCTGCTGTTTAGACAAGATATGTGCGTTGGCACGCACAACTTTCACAAATGACCTCCTATCACACGTTGCCTCGGCAGCCAAACCGAGTACGTCGTTTACATCCGGCCTCATCCAGAGTGCCGACATATTATACTTCTTCTTGGATGATCCATCCTCGAAGAGCGTTGAGTTGATCTCCGCTTTTCGGTCATCGGACATCGTCTTATCCCAATTGACGACAAAGCCGACGTTTCCGCCGTGGTATCCGATTTCCTCTCGGAGTCTCGTGTCGTGTCGAACTTCCCGCGTAAGCAGGTCGTCTCCGTTCACTAGCAACGGGTGACTTGACCACTCTCGAAACGAGATCTCCTTCCTCTTCAATAAGGTAGTCATCGCAAGATCGACTACCGTCTTGTTCATAAGGCATAAAAGTGGAAACGACATAACAGAGCCCATGGGTTGACCCCGTGTCGCCACACCATCCACTCCATCAATCTTAAGGGCCGATAAAACGCGTAGAGCACGCGTTTCATCGTCAGTAAGATTGTGGGCCTTACGAATAAGGATTTCGACTGCCGCTTCAACGTAAGCGATCTTTATCATATCCGTGGCAGACGAATAATCAAAAGAGAGGTACCGTGTACCAGTCAGCTTCCTTATGTCCTCGTTGGTCGGTTCCCCAACGAGGAGCCATCCCTTCCTTCCGATACTCTCATAGAGCGAGTAGTGTAGAGGACCGAGAATCCTAGTATTCTCAGCCGAATATAACGTGACCACCCGTGGCTTCCCCGAAGAAAAGACGAGCTCCGCCCTACATTTATCACTGAAATCCTCACGATTCCAGTTCCCACCCTCGCGGCGCTTAAACGACAAAGTCGCATTACCATTCGGGATAAATGGACGCCTGTATCGGTCCCAACCGGTCTCTACATTCGCAGCGAAGGCCCGCTTGAAGTCTTCGAGATGTTGAGAATCCACCTCTACCGGCTGAAACCTCGCCTCACGCCATTCGTCAAGTCGTCGTAAAAACCTAGGTTCACAGTTCTCACAACAATTTTGCTCGATCTTTTGGATCGTTTTAAAACTCAACTCCCACAGAGTGTCAAGCTCTGCAGGGAAACATTGTCGTACGGCGGTTCTCAAGCCACCACACATAACGTGAGACGGGAGATCCCGTTCCTTTGGTAAGCCCAGTTGGCGATACCATCGTACAAGGGTTACCGCCTTCCCCAAAAGGCGTGCAGATCTAGTACATCCATCCATGTCGTCCATAGATAACACCGAGTAAGGGTTACTATGCGAGGCAGGATGCCTGCTCGATTTAGCATCGGTTTTAGGTCCCGAGTTGACCGCGCCACCTTCTTTAGATGCGAGGTGAGAAAGCACGCGCTCGGTGAATTGCCCAAAGGGTTCACCAGGAAGCGCAAACAGTGGATAAGTGCAGTCAGGGACGCGTACGTATGACTCTTGACTGGCGGACGAAGCCGTTACGTCCTTCTGGACCGGTTTAACCGCTTCCCCATAGTTGGCGGCCCCGAGGGGCAAGCCCCGGGGGGGTGGGATTGTAAAGCCCTTAACCATCGGTGACGGATAGCCACCACCAACACTGTCCACTGTAAAACCAAACTTTCTTTTACTTGGCATTGGTTCTTTGTACTTATCATTCCAAAGGCGAAGTTATACAGCAGATCGCCACTACGAGCCTCTTTAACCATGTGCTAGATGGGCGCTCTCTCGCGCAGTCAAGCCTACAGTGACACCGAAGTGTATGATACTTCACGGTACATTTGTAAATTTATAGGTTACGGTGTACGCCACTACCCAGAGGACCGTAAGACGGTC